GCAAACACCACAGGTACAAGAAACACGGCAGTAGGAATGAGTGCAGGAGCCGCTATAACCACAGGCTCTTACAATGTATTAATGGGAGCCTATACAGGTGATGCTATTACTACAGGTGAGCAAAATGTAGCTTTAGGAGATGCGGCATTTACCACTAATACAACTGGTACAGACAATGTTGCCGTGGGCGATCAAGCATTAAAAGCTAGTACCACAGCTTCAAACAATACAGCAGTGGGTTCATCAGCTTTAGTAGCAACCACTACAGGCGCTGATAATGTAGGCATGGGCGTTGAAACTCTGTTATCAAACGTCACAGGGGAGGCTAACACTGCTCTTGGTAGGGGTGCTTTAGCTAGTAATTCTACAGCCGATAACAACACCGCAGTTGGTAGAAGTGCGTTACTTAATAACACCACAGGTGCTGTAAACGTAGCGGTGGGTAAAAGCGCGGGTGATACAATCACCACAGGTGGAGGTTGTGTGATACTTGGAGCATTGGCTGACTCGTCCACCGTAGGCGGTAATTATGTAAATGTAATCGGGTATGCTGTTACTGGTGATGCAGGGTATACAACTCTAGGTGAATCAGGTAGCGACATCAGGGCCGCACACGGTAACGTCACATGGGCAACAGTATCTGACCAACGCTACAAGAAAGACATTGTAGACTCTACAGCAGGTCTTAGCTTTATCAATGCTCTACAGCCTCGCACCTTTAAGTACAAGACCCTTGGCGAACTTCCTGAAACCTTTAGAGCCTATGAAGCTGACTCAACCGAAGTTTTCAAAAACTCTAATACTAACCACGGCTTTATAGCCCAAGAAGTTAAAGCGGCTATAGATGCAGACAGTAGCATTGCTGACGGCTTTAAACTTTGGGACGATAGAGAAGATGGCTCTCAGGAAGTGGCAGAGGCCGCATTGATACCTGTACTAACCAAAGCAATACAAGAGCTATCTGCACAAGTAGAAGCATTAACCGCAAGAATAGAAACCCTAGAAGGATAAATAAAATGGAAGATAGAACAACCGAACAACTAGCATCCGATTACACAGCAATGGGACACAGCATTAGTCTTATTACAGACGTAATCGCAGGAGACTCTATGGCTGATGATGATGCCGAAGACCGTCAGGGTTGTGTTGATAGAAACGTAGCACACCTTGAACTTATGAAAGCTAAAAGCGATTGGGGCAGTGAGAGCATGACTGCAACAACCTCTGCCATTACAGCAGGTAAAGGATACACAGCATCATGAATTATTTAATTGATGCGTATGTGCTTGCAACTTCATTGGTAACTATTGCCTCTGTTATTTGCAATTACACTGATACACCTAAAGACGACATATGGGTGGCAAAAGCTTATAAAGTCATGGAGCAGTTTGCTTTTTTAGGCAACAAAGCAAAACAATAATCAATGGATAGCGCCATCAGCCTTATTAATGAAGTGGGGTTTCCTATTGCGGCGGCCCTTGGTCTAGGGTTGTTTATTTGGAAATTAATCAATCGTATTATTGATGGATTAGAAACTAAGGTGGATACCCTAGATGATAAGCTTGTTGAGCAAATTAACCACCTAGAAGAAAGACTAGGAGGTAAGCTAGATAACCAACTTGGAATATTGGTGTCTCTTATAGATAGAGTGCGCTCTGTAGATAATGAAATTATCCGCCAAGATACACTCCTTAAGACTATTCTAGGTGTTCCACAGCTTATGCATACAGACAGACTAGCCAAAGCAGACAGAGATGATCAGCGCAAAGATTAAAATACTTGCTGTTAACTTGTTATTAGTAACATTTTGTTATTCCGATCAGATTACGCACAAGTTTAAATCTCCTAGCTTTAGTGGCGCAAATACCTCCAGTCATTACTTAACAATTGAAAATCAAGAATTTAACCGTAAAGCTGATATAAAAGCTGAAATAAAAGCGTATCAAGAAGAGCTAGAGCGAGAAGCTGAAAATACTACCCTAGCGCGATTCATTAGAAATCTTGAGTCTCGAATATATGCAGAGCTTAGTAGGCAGTTAGTAAACAACCTGTTTGGCGAAACAATGAGTACCAGTGGAATACTTGAGCTTGAAGGAAACATTATAGAGTATTTTGTTGATGGCGACTTCATAACCTTAATTATTACGGACGCAGATGGAAATACTACGGAAATTACTTTGCCTATCGGTTCTTTTTCTTTCTAGCTGTTCAGTTTTTGATCAATTTGAAGATACCCGAAAGCAACGATTTAGCAGTGAAAATGTAGTAAACATTGGAAGGCTACAATCTACTGCTCTTGCAAATGCCATTGCTCCAGAAGTAAAACCTATAGTAGCGGTATACCCTAATTCTTTTACAGACCAAACAGGTCAGAGAAAAAGCAATAGCCAATTTGCTTTGTTTTCGACTGCTATTACACAACAGCCTAGCTCTCTCCTTATACGAGCTTTAAAACATGCGGCAGGCGGAAAATTTTTTAGGGTGGTTGAAAGAGTAGGTCTTGATAACTTAACTAAAGAGCGTCAATTAATAAGATCCGCAAGAGAGCAGGCTACTAAAGATAAAAATTCTGAAAATGTGCCGCCCTTGTTGTTTGCGGGGGTAATTTTAGAAGGTGCTGTTATTAGCTACGAGTCTAATTTAGCAACAGGCGGAATTGGGGCTAGATACTTAGGTATAGGAAAAAGCGCACAGTATAGAGAAGACAGCATTACAATTACCTTAAGAATGGTATCAGTAGCAACTGGAGAAATTTTAGTAGAAGTTTTAAGCCAAAAGACAGTGTTTAGCTACGGACAATCAGAAGATGTCTTTAGGTTTATCGAAATGGGAACAGAACTTGTTGAGGTAGAGTTAGGGAACTCTAAAAATGAATCTATAACCATAGCATTAATGAAAGCTATTGAAGGCGCTGTTTTAGAGTTAATTAACATTGGTTATGATCGGAGGTTTTGGAAGCATGAAGAAATTAATAATATTGATTGCGATGATGATTGCATCTCCGCTATTCGCGGCTGATAACGAAATATACATAGAGCAGTCTGGCGCTACAGCAAATATAGATATCGAGCAATTAGGTATATCTAACTTGATTGGAGGGCTGAACACTACCGCAGGAAATTTAACCCCGCTTGACCTAGACGGCGCTAGCATGACGCTAGACATTAATATGATTGGAGCTACTAATAAATTTTTTGGTGATATTTGGGCTGACAGCTTTACTGGTAATTATAACTTTACCGGATCAACCAACACCTTCACTATCCAAGTAGACCCTACAAATACTTATGGCGCTGACTCTAGCAATCATTTGGTTAATGTTACTGGCACTGGAAATACATTTACCTTAAACCAAGGTACGTCTGCTCTTGCGGCAACATTAGATTTAGATTGGATTATCCAAGGTAGTAACAACACCATAACGTCAAACATTAACATTGATGGGGCTACTAATTATTTAGATATAGATGGTAGTGACAACACCTTAACGTATACAGGTACAGGCGTTACTGCATCCGCAGAAGGGTATTTCTATCTCGACCATACTGGTGGCTCAAGAACTTTTAATATCCAACAATTGAGTACCCAAGACAATGACTGGCTTAAAATTAATAGTGTTGGCTCTAATGGTACTGTGTGTATCATTCAAAACGATCAGGGTACAAGCCTCGGTTGCTGAGATAGGTGGGGTATCTGAAGTATCAGGTAACGCACAGATAAGAAGAGAAGAGTCTCCGTTTGACGCAAACCTAAAGTTTTCTATTCAATCTAACGATGAAGCTGTTACAGCTAATGGCCGCATGGCTATTACCTTTTTAGATGACTCAACGGTTAAGCTGACTGAACACAGCCAATTGACTATAGATAAGTATATCTATGACCCTGACCCTGACAAATCCAAGATGGCATTGACGTTTGGGTTAGGCACTGCAAGATTTATAAGCGGCAAGTTAGGAAAAATAAATAAAAGAAATATATCTTTAAAAACTCCAACGGCTGACATAGCGATTCGCGGAACCGATTTTACGGCCACCGTAGATGAACTGGGCCGCAGTCTTATTATTTTATTGCCTGACCAGTACGGTGTATCTAGTGGCGAAATAGAAGTTATTACGGCGATGGGTAGTGTTTTGCTTAATAAGCCTTACGAAGCTACTACGGTATCGGTGTTTGAGTCTGCTCCATCAAAACCAGTAATATTAGATTTGACGCTAGATTTTATTGATAACATGCTTATTGTCACGCCTCCAAAAAAAGAATTAGCTCTTACCGAAGAACGGGCAGTTAAAACAGCTAGCATACTAGATTTTAACGGCTTAGACATAGATTACTTAGAAGAAGATTTTTTGAAAGACGATAATTTAGAGTTTACAGAGTTAGATATTAACTACTTAGATGTAAATTATCTTGAAGACTTGCTTGATATTTTGGATGTACTTGCAGTTAAAGAGGAAGACGATAAGTTAGCAATGGTATCGGGCGTAACTTTGTCGGGAACTGAATTAGGCGCAGATGTAAAAACTCAGATAACAACTATTATTACAGGGCAAACATTGAGTTTAATGAGAAATGTAAGCGAGTCAGTCAAGCTAGACTTAGACATTAGCAACGGATACACGGTGATACTAATACAAGATGGAGTATCTAACACCGTTAAGATTAATGGCGGTGATTCTGTAATAAGGATTACTCAGGAAGGATGATAAGCAACTACAGAAGGTATATAAGAATTAAGTATGGCTTCCCGCTAACACGTAGGGGTTTGTTTATAGATGTGTTTGCATAATAAAAAGGATACAACATAAAAAAAATAATTATAGGACTTGTAGTTTCGGTGTTGTTTGCGGCTTTAGTATATCAGCCAACACTTATTGAGGTTATAAAGTTAAAAACTTTTGATTCTTTGGTTAAAACAGAAGAGCCAACAGGAAATATAGTCTTACTTAACCTAACGGAAAACGACATACGCAAACAAGGCGGATGGCCTTTTCCTAGAGACAGGCTAGCAAATATTCATGTTAACTTGTTAAATGCAGGAGCAACCTCTGTTTCTTGGGTAGCAGTTTTTAGTGAGCCAGATAGGTTTGGTGGTGATAAGGTTTTTGCAGAAGCATTGTCGTATTACCCCTCAGTGATTGCTATGTTTGAAACCAATGGCTACAAAGAAGTGCCTCTTACCGAAGGCACAGTAATACTAGGTGATGACATAGGCGGCATAGAAGCGCAAGGCGTTACACAAAACATAAAGCCGTTAAGGGATGTTGCTCTCCAAGGAATAGTATCAGCGCCAGTGGATGTGGATAATTTGGTTAGACGAATGCCCTTGTTGATGCGAAGCCCTGAAGGTTGGATGGCTAGCTTTGGGACTCAATTGTTAAAAGCCGCTACGGAAACAAGCACTTACGTTATTAAAACTAACGAAAGCGGAATACAAGAAGTAAGAGTTAAACAACTCAACCCAATACCAACAGACGATGACGGAAGGGTGTGGGTTAACTGGGTGGAAACGGACAGCACTTCTTTACAGGATATGGACGTAGAAGGCAAGATGGTTATCGTAGGAACGACAGCCAAGGGAATACTACCACAAGTTGCAACACCTGTAGGACTATTGTATCCGCATCAGATACAAGCATCTTTGGCAGAAACTATTATTCATGCGTCTAGCAAGCGTATGCCCATGATCCCAAACGAAGCATTGTTTTATGAAGTGTTAATTTTTTGTTTTGGCGTTCTGTTGGTTTTTGCCTTTATAAACTACTTAGGTGTTTACTTAGGGCTTTTTCTTTCTTTGTCGGCTATAGCGGCATTAGGAGGGCTAGGTTACTACTTAATACAAACAGGATTGTTAATAGATGTAACTTGGACAGCAATTTCGCAATTTGTAGTAGCTTCTGTTGCTTTTTACTTTAATTACAAAGAACAATACAAGCTAAGACAGCAGATTAAAAAACAATTTGAGCATTACTTAGACCCACGGCAAGTTAAAAAATTGCAAGAAAACCCCGAATTACTCAAGTTAGGGGGTGAAAAGCGTTACTGTACGTTCCTATTTACTGATGTTCGTGGGTTCACGGCCCTTTCAGAGAGCGTAACGCCCGAAGAAGTGACGTATATAATGAATAAAGCCCTTACAGCCCAACAATCAGCGGTTGCTCAATGCCACGGCATGGTGGATAAGTATATTGGTGACGCAATGATGGCAATATTTGGAGCGCCTCTAGACTTAGAAAACCATGAGGATTGGGCTATAAAGTGCGCTCTGCAAATAGAAAAAAACATGGAAGAGTTAAATGTAGAGTTTTCTGCCAAAGGATTGCCTCCTATACAGATAGGGGTAGGCATTAATAGCGGTGAGGCTATTATAGGTAACATGGGATCAGATCAGCGTTTTGATTACACTGCTATTGGCGATTCGGTTAATGTTGCGGCACGATTGGAGTCAGGCACTAAAGACGCAGGAGTAGATGTTCTAATAGGTTATAGCACTGCACAAAACTCTAATAGTACGCTACAATCATTACCGTCTATTAAGGCAAAAGGTAAATCTAAAAAACTTAAAGTATACACAATAGCCAAGGAAACAAAATGATTACAATTAACGAAGTAACTTACGAAGAAGAAGATTTAACGCCAGAGGCAATAGCTAACGTAGCTCGCATTAACGAGTTAAGACAAGAGCTTAACGCACATCAAATGCGATCCTCAGAACTTAATGTTCTTATATCAGCCTATGCAAACGCCATAAAAGATAGCGTAGAGGTTGTAGAAGAAGATCAAGAGGCGAAAGAAGCGTAATGCCTACAGTCAAAGAAGCACTTATTAAGCTAGAATCTCATGAGGCAGAATGTTCTGTAAGATACTCAAATATTGAAAAACGTCTTGATGATGGAGCAAAAAGATTTAATAGGCTAGAAATGATGCTTTGGGGCGTATATCCCTTTATCTTAGCTTCTTTGGCGATAACAAAACTATTGTAGGAGCAAATATGTTGCAAGCACTGATAGGCCCTGTTACTGGACTTCTTGACAAGTTTATAGAAGACAAAGACCAAAAGAACGCCCTTGCACATGAAATTGCTACCATGTCAGACCGACATGCTCAAGAATTAGCTAAAGGGCAATTAGCCGTAAATGCTACGGAAGCGGCTCACAAGTCATTGTTTGTTGCGGGTTGGCGGCCTTTTGTTGGTTGGATTTGCGGAATTGGTCTTCTATATAACGTATTAATCTCACAAATTCTTGGAATATGGTTTGAAGTTCCTGAAGTTGACCCCTCTCTTCTTACTCCTATACTTATGGGAATGTTAGGTATGGGAGCTATGCGTTCATACGAAAAAACCAAAGGGGTACAAAGGGACAAATGAGCGACTTTAAATATTTTAAGCTTGAAGACTTTGACTGCCAAGAAACTGGCGAAAACGAAATGAATGTTGATTTTATACATTCTTTAGATCAGCTTAGAGCGGCTTGTGGATTTCCGTTTATCATTACAAGCGGTTTTAGAAGTAAAGAACATAGCGTAGAGAAACGAAAGTCAAAAGCAGGAACTCATGCATACGGTATTGCCGCAGACATTAAAGTATCTGGCGGCGCACAGCGTTTAGCTATCGTTAAACATGCGTCAGCTATGGGAATGTCTGTAGGTGTAGCCAAAACTTTTGTTCATGTAGACGTTCGCAAAACAGAGCCGATGTGTTGGTGTTATTAAGTTAAGAATTATAAATGTATTTGTGTAGTTTTATTGGAGATTACTAATGAGCAAAGGCGGTGGTGGCGGAGCAATGCAAGGTGGCTACGGCCAACAACAAGGCGGGTTTGGCCAACAACAAGGCGGCTTTGGCAGTCAGAGTGGAGGCATTGTAGCCGATAACTATCAAGGCTATGGTCAACAACAAGGCGGGTTTGGTCAGCAAGGCGGCTACGGTCAACCTAGAGTTCCGGTAGGTCAAGGTGGAATGTATAGTCGCATGGGAGCGCAGTCTTCTATGGGAGGCAAAGGTGGTCGCTCTCCAAGTGGTTTTGGTCAGCAAGGTGGTTACGGTCAGCAGGGCGGCTATAGAGGCGGATTTGGAGGAATGGGAGGCTATGGTCAACAACGCGGCTATAGAGGCGGATTTGGCGGCTTTGGCGGAATGCAAGCTCCCCCACCTCGTAGCGGCTTAGGAGGCTACGGACAACAGCAAGGTGGATTCGGAGGCTTTAGTCCTGCTCCTAACTATGGTCAAATTGGCAGAGGCGCTAAAGGCGGCATGGGCAACATGGGTGGAAACCAACGTCAGCCATATCGAGCACCGTACATGCCAACTGTGGAAACTTCATCAGAGCCTCCTCAGACTGGTGGCCCTTCGCCTTTTGGCGAACAGGTGTCGCAACAACCTATGGATGAGAATACTAGAAGACGCATGGAAAGCGGCATGACTGGAACTGGTGTTGCTCCCCCAGAAGGCTATTCTTTTACTAGACCACAAGAGGGCATTTACAACGCGATGATGCCTCCGGGTGGCGGTAGGTGGGCTTATGGGCCAGAGGGTGGCAGAATAGAAGTAGGGGGGGGTCAGCCGCAAAGTTACACATTGCCTAGCCCTGCCCCGCAGAACGATAATAGCTATCAGGCTAATATCGACTTTATGAACGAAATGGCACAAAAAAATGCTCAAGTAGGATCAGACGGTCAATCTGTATCTCCTAGCTTTAGTTATGACCAAGCAACAGGCCAATATGTCCGAGACTCTTCAGCATTTGGTCTGACTGGGGATGCGGCATTAACACGGTACAGTCCTGAAGAATTCCAATCTGAATTTGGTAGAACATTAGGCAAGATGCCATCACAAGGTGGTGGAGACCAAGGGCCGATAGGCACTGGAGTTCCTGCATCCGATGTACCTGCTTTTGATCCTAGCTATAATTCTGGGGTTGCAGGCGGTATGCAACGGTATGGCGGTAACTATAGCAATCCTAATATGGGCAGAGGAATCAAGGGTGGAATACAAGGGCCACCACCTCCATCGGAGTTTCGTGGTCTAGATCGTAGAGCGGCATCTGGCCCTCAATTAGATTACGCAGGAATGTCTGATGATGAAATAAAAAAACTTATTCCACAAATGGGTTATGGTGTTGGCTCTAATAGACGAACTGTTGATATAGGACAAGGGCAAATAGATGAATTTAGGCTAGAAAAAACAAATCCTGAAATATTTGGAAGATTAATGCAAGATATTAGTTCAGGAAACGCATCGCCCGAAAATTATGAAAACCCAATAGCCAAAAGAATGGCAGAAAAAGAGCAAGCTACCAGAGCTAAACAAGCAGAATTTGCACGAAATAATCCATATGTTCCGCCACCACCTAAGCCTGCTCCAGATGGAACACCAGAAAATCCATTTCCAATGGGCGGCATGATTGAAGCAAGCAATCCTACTCCACAAGGGCTTAGAGCAACAAGAGCTGATAATTTAAGAGCGGCTGGAATGTCCCAGATGAAACAGCAAGTTCCTCAAGGCATAGCATCAATGCTTCAGCCATCGCCTTATAGACCTCAATTTTTATCTAACCCCCCGAGGCAGTTAAGGCAAATCCAACAAATGCCTAGACAACAAGTTGGGCGCGGCAGGTATAACGGACGTTAATAGCGGAGAATAAAATGGCGTTAACTAAGCTTCAGTTTTCTCCCGGAGTCAATAAAGAAGGCACTGACTACACTGCTGATCAGGGTTGGTATGAGTCTGACAAAATTAGATTTCGGCAAGGCAGACCTGAAAAAATAGGTGGTTGGCAGAAGTTTAGCACTAACTCATTTTTAGGGGTGTGCAGGTCTTTACACCGATGGGCATCTTTAGCGTTTACCAAGTATATAGGCATAGGTACTCACCTAAAGTTCTATATATCTGAAGGTAACAGCTTTAATGATGTAACGCCCATACGTCTAACAACGTCTGCGGGTGATCCACGCTTTGCCGCAACAGACGGATCATCTGTAATAACAGTAACAGAGGCAGGTCATGGTGCTGTTGTTAATGATTTTGTTACCTTTACAAGCGCGGCATCTCTAGGCGGCAATATTGTTGCGGCAGTGTTAAATCAAGAACAACAAATAACCTCAGTAACGTCCTCTAGTGTCTATACCTTTACAGCTAAGGATACGTCAGGAACCACAGTTACAGCCAACTCAAGCGACTCAGGAGATGGTGGCAGTAGCACCGTTGGAAAGTATCAACTTAACACAGGTCTTAACGCTTACGTTTCAAGTACAGGCTTTGGCGCAAGTGCGTGGGGTTCTGGAGGATTTGGTTCTGCCAGTGATATTAGTTCAGCCAATCAGTTAAGGCTTTATAGCCAAGACAACTTTGGTGAAGACTTGGTGTTTAATGTCAGGGGTGGAGGGATATACTATCATGATACCTCTGGCGGTCTATCAACTAGAGCGGTAGACATAACTAGCATTGCAGGAAATTCTTCTCCGCCAAGCATCGCTCTTCAGGTTATGGTTTCAGACATTGACCAACACGTTATTGCGTTTGGATCAAACCCTATAGGTTCTACAGCAATTGATCCTTTGTTTATTAGATTTTCTGATCAACAGAATGCAGTTGACTGGCATCCTACCGCGACTAACACAGCAGGCGGTGTAAGAATAAATTCAGGATCAATAATTATTGGAGCCGTTCAAGCTAGAGAAGAAATACTTGTGTTTACAGATGTTAGCCTGCACTCAATGCGATTTGTTGGCCCTCCTTTTGTATTTAACTTCTCAACAATAAGCACAGATACTTCTATGATTTCTCCTAATGCGGCTGTTAACGCTAGGGGATCAGTGTTCTTTATGGATGAGGGTGGATTCTTTGTTTATAACGGATCAGTGCAACCACTGCCATGCTCGGTTAAAGATTATGTTTTCTCTAACCTAAATGTTGGTCAAGCATTTAAGGTATTTGCCGCAGAAAACTCTGCTCATTCTGAGGTTACTTGGTATTACCCTATTGGAACTGGCAATACAGAAATAACAAATTACGTTACCTATAATTATGAGGAAAATCTTTGGTCTGTAGGAACCTTAACTAGAGGCGCTTGGTTTGATTCTGGTCTAGGAAACTTCCCCTTAGCATCTTCCGTGATTACAGATACAGATGCTAATTATCTTTATGAGCATGAAAAAGGATATGACGCTGACGGAGAGGCTTTAACTGCTTTTGTTGAATCTGGTGATCTTGAGATGGGTGACGGAAACGCATTTATGTTTATGCACAGAATTATCCCAGATTTTTCTTTTAAAGGCTCTGACCCTAGCGTATCAATGACCATCAAAGGAAGGGATTACCCTCTTCAAGATGCGTCTGTATTGGCAACTACCACTGTAACTTCAAGCACAGGACAGTCTGATATAAGAGCAAGATCAAGACACCCTTTAATTAGAATAGAAAGCACAGGTGAAGGGTATGGGTGGAGACTGGGTACTCTTAGGTTAGATGTAAGACAGGATGGTAGACGATAATGGCTACAGTTAAAACTCCTTTGCCAGTGGCAAGAGCGGAATACGATCAAAATAATGAGAACATTGCCCGAAAAACAATAGAGTTTGCTCTTTCTAACGCGGATAATGAAATAAATATAGCAAAAAGGCAGAGCGATAAGACAGGCTCACTGGCTTTGCGTAGATTTCAGTTCTTATTGATGGGTGCTTCATGAGTGATGCGATTAAAATTTTGGGTCAGCTAGATGTTTCGGCTACTACGGTAACTACTTTGTATACAACGCCAGACCTTACGCAAACAACAGTTAGCTCTCTTGTTATATGTAACAGGTCAGGATCAGCAATAACATTTCGTGTAAGCGTTCACGTTGAAGGCGCTAGCGCAGACGATAAACAATTTTTATTTTACAATCAATCACTTGCGGCAGAGACTACACAAACTGTAGTCATAGGCATCTGTCTAGGACAGAAGGATGTCATGAAAGTATATGCAAGTGCGGCTAACGTAAGTTTTAATCTTTTTGGCGTGGAGACTAGTTAATGAACAACCAACAAATGATGCGTAGACCTATGCAGGGTGCGGCAGAGCAAATGGCAACTCATGGTAGATATGGGGACAGTATGCTTGTTCACATGAATCCAGTTGAAGTTCAAGGATTAGCGTCTTTGTCTCCTACAGGCTCATTAACAACAAACCCTATGACAGGGCAACCAGAGGCTTTTCTGCCTTTCTTAGCGCCTTTGTTGGGTAGCTTGGCAGGCAGTTCTTTATTGACAGGAGCGGCGGCAGGCGGCTTAGGAGGCTTGATAGGGGCAACAGGACTTAGTTCTGCGGCGGCAGGAGCAATTGGATCTGGTCTTGCTACTACTGCAATTACTGGCAATCTTAAAGAAGGGATTATGTCAGGTCTTACAGGGTTTGGTTTAGGTAAAGCGTTTGGAGCCGCGTCAGAAGCATTAA